CAGTTCGAGTCTGACAGCCGGAGTACTTTGTATGGAATGTTGTCCGAGCGGCTTAAGGAGCATGATTGGAAATCATGTATACGGGCTTATACCTGTATCGAGGGTTCAAATCCCTCACATTCCGTAAGCAAAAGCCCGTAAGCGTTGATCTTACGGGCTTTTTGATATATTGCGGTCTCTAAAAGGTCTCCAACCTCCCAAAAACGGCTAAATTTCATCTAGAATTGTAACTATTTGTTTATCCGATTTTTGTTTTAATTCGTCCAGCATGTAAGCATATGTATTGGCTGTAATGCTCATATTGGCGTGTCCTAAACGTTTACTTATTGAATAAAGGTCAACACCCTTAAAGAGTAACATAGCCACGTGAGTATGCCGTAAGCTATGAAAGTGAAAACCTTTTTTATTAATATTAAGCTTTTTAAAATATTTGCGCAACACTTTATTAACGGCACTTGAAGTTGGAATGGTTCCATCTTTGCCAATAAATAATCTTTCGTGACCGTTCTGTTTTAGTTGACTAAGAATATTGAGTAAATGCTGATCTACTTTAATAACGCGAGTAGAGGAACGGTTCTTAGTTTCTTTGTCAATTTCATCTGAATCATAATCAATAATTTTGTTATTATCATAATTCCATGATTTTGAAATATGGATAGTGCAGTTTTTAAAATCGATGTCGTGCCAAGTTAGTACTCTGATCTCTCCCGGGCGCATGCCAGTATAAATTATAGTCAAAAGCATATATCTACTGATGTAAGCAGGGGTAATTCCGTCTAAAAGCGATTTTTTGAGCTGCTGAACTTGGCTGAAATTTAGATAATCTATTTTTCTACTGCGTTCATTATTCCAAGTCAAATTAATTCTTTCGGTAAAATTAATTCTTATTAGTCCCTCGCTTATAGCGTCTTTAACGCTAGTTCGAATACTTCCATTAGTCTTATATACCGTACCTTTTACGTGCGTTTTTCCATACTTATTCATAAAATCTTGATATTTGTGTCTAGTAATTTTTGAAATTTTAGTTTTGCCAAAATACTCAGACAAATTATCATAAATAACTTTATATCTATTCTTAGTGGTGTTTGAAGTGCCAGGCGTTTTATAGGTCTCATACCAGTCCTTAAAGTATTCAGCAAAAATTGGATCTTGGTTAGATATTTGATTGTCGTCTTTTGCAACTTCCATCTCATTAGCCCATTTTCTGGCGGCTGTTTTGGTCAAAAAACCTTGCTTGCTTTTAAATCTACGCTTTCCGCGAACATCGTACCAGGAAACTTTAGCGCGCCACGTGTTGCCCCTTTTTTGTAAGTAAGCCATAATTTAATCCTCTCCTTATTAATAAAGCCCGTTTACTCAGTTGAGTAGGCGGGCTATTTTTATTCTCCTTCCTTGTTTCCATCAGTATCCCAAATTCCGTATCCATTTCCATCAGTATCAAAAAATACAATATCTGCTTTAGATATATTGCCAGGATATGGCGCTAAACGATTATAAGCATCGCTAATATCGTCAACAATGGATTTTTGAATTAAAGTTCGTTCATCTTTAGTGTCCTGCTTAATAAAACTTTTTGTGAAAGTAACTTCAATATGCCCCGATCCCATGACATTAATGCTATCAATAGTATCGCCACCATATTTTTCAGAATCTAAAGAACTCAATTGTTTCTTTAAAGTAGTAAGATGTTCTTTTTGAACTTGTTTGCGCAGGGATTTATTGCTAGGTACTCCAGTTTTTTTCGATGATTTAGAACTGCTACTAGATTTTTTAGAATTAAATTCTTTATCTTGCTTTTTAGCTATTTTATCCATTTTCTTTTCAAATTCCTTTTCGGATTTTGACTTTTTCTTAGTTTTATGAGACGTAGGCTTTGATTCGGTTGTTTGAGCTTTAGGTTCGGTTAGCCCACTTACAACTGCCATACAAAAGAAAATAGCAATAGAGGAAATGATTGTGATGGTTCCATATTTAGAATCTTTAATATTTAATTTCTTTGCTCGGCTGTGCCGATATATTGCAAAAACAATTGGCAATATAAAAGATAAAAATATTAATAATACGTGCATTTAAATACTCCTATTCTTCAAATCTATATCTATTTAATTCTTCCTGAACCTGTAAATAATCTTGTGTCCCAATACTTTTAGCGATGTTTAGCCAGTTAGCATCTTGAATTTCATTTCCTAATGCAAAATACTGCTTAACTTTTTCGTGAATCATGAAAACATTTGCTCCGTGTTCACTGCAGGAATGAGCACCATCATCCGTTTGATAGTCGCCTAAAACATCGCCATCATTTTTAGCATGTCCGATTTCATGAAGAATAACGTTTTCTACTTCGTTGTCATCAAGCTTAGAGTTAACTACTACCACATCGGGCTTGCCATCTTTGCCATGAACTATTAAGCCAGGGCAATGTAAAGGGCAAATGCAAGCTTTAATTTATATTTTTTGAGTAATTTACTAACATTGGTATCCATAAATAAACACCTTATTTTTCGCTGTAAATCCTTTTCAATATACCTCTAACTAATTCCCTGTCATGTTCGTCTAATGGCTTGCCATCAAAAGAGCGGGCATCATCTAGCATGTCATCTAAATCATCATTTACTTCTTTATCGTTTGGTGCTGGATTATCAACTTTACCAGCTAAGTAGTCCACACTGGTATCAAGTATTTTAGCCAGCTTAACTAAAGTGTCCATGTCTGGATCATTGTACCCGTACTCCCAATTAGCGTATCTAGGGAGGCTAACCCCAATCATGTTAGCCATTTGTGTTTTGCTGTAATTGTGATCTTCCCTAAGATTAGACAAACGTTCATTAAACTTCATTTTGCTACCTCCTTATTTAACCTACATATTTATTTTAGCTTTGATACAGTAAATATGTAGAAAAATAAAGAATTTCTTTACAAAAGTATTTACATTATATAAATTCTGTAGTAGTATAAAGCATGTAAAGAGTTACAGAAAAACTTTATAAAGGAGATGAGCGAATGACACAGGTTACTGTTGCCAATGCTAATGAAATTTTAAAGCAATATTTAAAGTCTCACGGTATTACACAAAAGTTTGTAGCCGATAAGATGGGGGTTAATCGACAAACCTTTAACGCTTACGTTAATGGGCTAATCAGGTTTGATGCCGATTTTGCGTTAGGGGTTTCAGAAGTTCTCGGTATTTCTCCTTCGATTTTTTTAAAAGAAAAATACAGAAAATCTGTATAAGGGGGGGCGAGTTAAATGGACCAATTAATCAATACTTCAATTTTGAAGAAGTTAGTTAAGCAGATTGTTAATGAATCAATCAAAGACAATCAAGACGACTTAACGGGTAAAACTTGGAGCATTGATGAATTTAGAAAAATCTGTTGTCAAGGTAAGGGTAAGAGTTGGGTTAGAACTTTCATCTTTGACGAATACCCGGAAGTTAACGTCAAGCGTGGCGGATTTGTAGTAAATCCTCGCAAGACAGCCGAGGGTAGCAGAACAATCATCTTTGCAAAAGAAGCTTGTGAATGGATGCAGAAGCACCAACATGAAATTGATTGGAACGCGAAAGTCCCAGTTTAGGAGGTTAAAAAATGACAGTAGTTACAGATAAAAAAGTTTACGAGATTGCAAAGGAATTTGGCGTGTTTGACGACAACCCGGATCAATTCAACATTACCAGCGATGAAGATTATAGATTTTACCTCTGGCTAAATAACGGTTCACTAGTAGCATTTGAACCTGGCTATAAAGGCTTGCAAGACTTGCTAAGTGAAGTGATGGTTAGGTTCTTTGAAAATCGTAAGAAGTCGGAAAAGACAACGGAACTAGTTAACGCAGCTCGTAGGTCGGTAATTGATTACTGCATTGAAAACGGCAAGCAAGTTCAAAGGGAGAAAGCAAAATGAGCAAAGAAGAATACGAAAGAGAGTTCGGCAAAACTAAGTTAGATCACGTTTTAAGTCATATGACTAAAGCATTTGGCAAGTTTCTAGAATTCTTAGCAATTCTATTCTTACCACTAACAGTTGCGGAGCAGGTTTGCATTTATGGCACAACTCACCCCGATCAAGTCATTTCGCTGTTACTAGTCTTAATGATTATTTTGACAGCACTTGCGGTGCATTCCGTTAAGAAACTTAGAAAGTAGGTGAAGTATATGAGTAATTCAGCAGCCTTCAAAGGCCGTTTGAAGCGAACCAGACAAAACAAGAATTTAACGCAAAAGCAACTAGCGGAAGCCGTAGGACTTGGGGCTCGTACTATTGGACGGTACGAACAAGGCTCTAGTTTTCCTAACGAGCGAGTACTTCATGAACTTGCGGAAGTTTTAAAAGTTAAGACTGACTGGTTATCAGCAAAGAATTAAGACTTTTAAAGAAGTGATTAAGGAGCAACTGGAGGACTAATGAAGCTATGGAATCAACTTATAAACAAACTTTTTCAAGTGGACAAAAGAATCAACTTACAGACTTCCAACGCAGTGTTCTTGCTAATAGTAATGCTATCAGCACTGCTAGTGGGGATTTCGCTAGATTGACAAAAGAAGTTAAAAAGTTTCTTGGTTTAGCAAAACAAAAAGCCCTCTACTGCTAGAGACAGTAAAGGGTGTTAAACAAAGAAAAAATATTTCAATAAGGAGATTATACCACAATGGAAACGTTAAATGCAGAACAAGTAAAAGAAGCAAAGTACTTGTACGAAAATCAAGCACTAAAAGATCTATCGCTAGAAGAGCCAGACGCAATTCTTTTCTGGGATGGCGAAGAGCAAGCATTAATTACAAAAAATGCTGACGACTTTGACAATGCTTATGAAAAGCCAATGGATTTCTTCATGAAAAAGGTAAACCAAGACTATAAAGGTGATTTGAATCAGCTTGCAAAGTCACTCGGATATGGGCTAGGTAAAGCAAGCTTTTCAATGGGTGATTTCTTAGCCGATTGGTACGACCTAAATGAAGATACGCTAAGAGGATTGATCATTGACTACTTTGACGGCGAAGAACTAGGAGATATTTACGATGACTAATAATGAATTAATCCAATTTGATGGTATTGAGTACCCAGTAAGCTATAAACCAGCTGAAATCATTTTTCCAAAATACGGAGAAATGAAAGACAACATCTTAAAGGTTCACGATGAATTCGCTGATTGGACAGTAACGCCGCAAAACCTTAAATCTTCAAAAGAAGTAAGAAAGAATCTCAATAAGCTTAAAAGAACTATCAACTCACAAAGAATCTCAATTACTAGCGGCATTCAAAAGCCAGCAAAGATGTTTAAAGCAAACATTGATGATTTGATAGCGATTATTGATGAAACAACTAAAAATATCGATTCACAGCTTAAACAGTATGATGACAAATTAAGACAAGATAAGCATGATCAACATGTCAAATTCATTAAACAGGCTTGTGAAGATGCTGGTGTAGATCCTAGCAAGATTAGATATAACGCCAGCTGGGACAACAAAACTTATAGCAACCCTAAATTTGAAGCTGAACTGTATGAGCAGGTTGATATCCTGCGTAAAAATAAGCAACAGCTCGAAACAAATAAGCGAATCATCATTCAAAAAGCCGATGAACTAGGAATTCCGTTTGCCCATTACTTCGAGCAACTGCAAAGAGAAGTCCCACTTGATGAAATTCTCAACGACATGCAAGCAGAAAAAGATGAACTGATTGAAATTGCTAAAAAGCAAAAAGAAACAAAAAAGAAAGAGCAAGCTGACCTAGTTAAGCACGGGGACAAGGCAATTGACCCACAAACAGGTGAAGTTAAGGAAAAAACTTACACTTTTAGGCTTGAATTTCAAAACGTTACTAAGTACCAAGTTGATCAATTGAACAGCTTCTTAAAAGACTGGGGAATTAAAGCAAGGAGAATTAAATAATGACTACAAAAAAACAAGGGTTTAGTGATTTTATTGAGCCAAATCAAGAATTAATTAAGAATTTTGACATCAAAAAGTATAAGAAAACGGGCAATGAACCAAAACTAAAAATTCTTACTTATACGAATGAGCAGCAGAATCGAATAGATAAGGCTTCATGGGCTATGCATCTGGCAATGGTCAAAATGGCTATTGTGCAGCCGAAAAAAACACACGAAGTTGAAGTTCGAGGAACCACTCAAAATGGCAAGCCTTATCACTACACTTACAAGTATGCTGATTTAGCTGATGTTGACAAGTCAATTATGGATGCTATTAAAGTCACTAAGCAAGATGATGGGCCGCTATTGACTTACTACTTCGATATTGACAACGGTGCTGAGGGCGTAACCGTTGAAACTGTAATTGTTGATGCGGCAACGGGTTACAGTGTACGAACTAATAAAGTATGGTTTAAAAACGTTAATGTTGGTAACGCACAAGCAACAGCAAGCCTGATCAGTTATGGAAAAAGATATTCGCTTTCAGCTGCGTTTGGTATTGCAAGCGAAGATGACGATGACGCACAAGCGCAAAAAATGAATCAATCACAAGTAGTTGACGAAAATGCTATAAAAATTATTTTTGAAGATTACGTCAATAACCACTCCATTAAGGCTAAGAATTGGATTAAAGGCAAGCATGATAAAGCGACTGGCGATTATATCAAACAGCTACTGGGCGATTATGAACTCAAACATCATTTAGATAAAACCAAGCAAAAAGCGATTGACCGCCGAAAAGAAAAAGATCAACAAGTTAAAGAAGCGGTCAAAAAAATAAAGAAGCACAAGCCGGAAGACGAGGTAATTAAAAATATTGTAGATAAGCCTAAGGTAGACCCGTTTTCTGATAAAAAAGAAGATGCTCCAATGAGTAAAGGGCAACAAAATTTATTTGATGACATTTTAGGTGATTAAAATGGACGAGTTTAAAGGTGCAAAAGCATTTTTAATGATTCCACCATCAATATCAAGGGATAAAGAACTCTTAAAAAAGCCTAAATCAATAATTTTGATGGGAGAAATTATTTCAATGCTTAACGTAACTGGCGACTTTCACATGAGTAACAAAACACTAGCTAATATTCTTGATGCCTCAGTTCAATCAGTTAATGATTGGCTTAACCTACTTGAACAAAAAGGGCTAATCATAAGGGAACAAATAACGGTTCCTGCTAAAAATCCTAAAAGTGAGAAATCAAAAATAATACTAGGCAGAAAAATAAAAGCTGGTCCTAACCTAGTAAAGCTGAGTTTACTAGGGTGGGCAAGCCCACTTGATGAGGGTAGTAAAGCTGAATTTAGTGGGGTAGTAAAGCCCGCTTTACATAAATATAACAATTTAATAGATCATGATAATAGAACATCTAATTCTTCTTCTGGACGAAGAAGGGAAGAAGACCCAGAACGTGAACAAATTTATAAACAATTTTTCCAACTGGCAAGGATGCACGACAGGATGAAGCAAAAGGCTACTAATCCAACCTATGACGAAATTAAGCAACTAAGAAGCTTGCTTTACCGGTGCAACATTGACACCTTAAAAGCCGTCGTTAGCAAGTTTGACATGAAAATGCAATGGAACATGGTTAATGATCCATTCGCCTACCTGCTAAAAATGCTTCGTGATGGGTTAGCAATTGACAAGGATTCTGAAAGTTGGGGTAAGTGATGAACAGGCTAAAAGAATTAAGGAAAAAGCATAGCTTAACGCTGAGGGAACTGGGCAAAAAAGTAGGAATGCTAAATAGCACTTTTTGCGGCATTAGCAAAGAAGAGTTAAAGGATAGGCTGTAAAAAATGATTTTTGATTTAAAAATTGGTTGCGTAGTAACTCCACGCCAATTATCTGATGTCTTCCAATACGCTTTTATGAGATGGAAGCTTGGTGTTGACTACATTTCCAATAGTCGCCTTTATGCGATTGATACGTGGAATAACGGAAAAATCCAAGTTACGGGTGATCGGAAAATCGTTTACTTAGGATTAGGGACGTGGAAAGTGAAGTAGTATGAGCAAATTAAATAGAGAGCCGAAGTGTGAATTATTCAACGATAACTTTGAAAATTTTAAGCGGTATGGATTGCCAAAAGCGCAATTAATTATTGCTGATATTCCCTATAACATTGGTGCTAATGCTTATGGCAGTAACCCCGTTTGGTACAAAGGCGGTGATAACAAAAACGGTGAAAGCGATAAGGTAAAAGCCAGTTTCTTTAACCGAGATGGCTATTTCAACGTCATCAATTTCATGGATTTTGCTAGAAAAATGATGATTAAAGAGCCAAAAAAGCCGGGTTTAGCGCCGGCAATGATTGTGTTTTGTGCATGGCAACAAATACCGATGCTAATAGCTGAGGGCAAAAAGGAAGGGTTAAAGCACGCTTTCCCAATTACTTTTAATAAGCCTACTAGTGCGCAAGTATTAAAAGCTAACATGCGAATTGTTGGAGCTACTGAATACGCGCTTGTCTTTTATCGTGACAAACTGCCTAAATTTAGAAACAACGGGCATATGATACTTGATCACTTCCCGTGGGTAACGGACAACTCTTATCCTAAATTGCATCCTACACAGAAGCCCGTGCCGGTATTGCAAAGATTAATTGAAATTTTTACAGATCCGGGAGATGTGGTAATTGATCCAACAGCGGGGAGTGGAAGCACATTAAGAGCTGCTGTTGAGTTAGGGCGTGACGCCTATGGCTTTGAAGTTGAACGTGATATTTACAACAAGGCCAAAAAATACATGCTTAGCAGTTACCAGACAAGCTTAGATTTATTTGCAAGATAAAAAAAGGGACTAAGAACAATGACAAAAAGAGATTACAAAGAAAAGAACGTTCAGGAAATGAACATGGAAGATTTGATTAAAACGGTAAGCGATGACTTAAGCCACTACGATAAGCTTAAAACGCTTGAGGGCGTAAAAAAAGAAATGTCGGTCGGTTTGTTTAGCAACAACTTATCTGAAAGAGGGCTAAAGGCTTATATCAGATTGCTAGAGCTTGAATTGCGGTTAGCAACTACAAGGGAACCGATCTTTCATGATTCACGTGGTTTTGGCGATTACCTAGCCGGCAAATATGCGGAACCTGATCACGAAGAAATGCATTTGATCAGTTTAAGCAACCAAGGACAAATCATTTCTGATGATTTAGTGGGTTCAGGAACGGTAGAGAATTCAGCTATTTCAGTGCCCCTAATCGTTAAAACCTTATGCCTTAATGGGGCCGCTAACTTCATTGTGGTACATAATCATCCAAGCGGTTCAATGAAGCCCTCAAAAGCTGATTTAAAGATGACTGATTCAATTAAAAATTTGTCTGAGCTAATTAAAGTACGCATGTTAGACCATTTTATCGTTGGTAATGGAAATTACTTTTCATTTGCTAAGGATCGTAAATACACTAGGAAAATAGAAATCCAACCGGATCTTGTTGCTGACTTTACTAAGTTGCCATTTCGGGATATGGAATTTCATTTAATTGTTTTTGATCCGCCACATCTCAATGTAGCTGGCAAAAATAGCTGGTTAACGAAAAAATACGGCAGGCTAGATAAAGACAACTGGCAAGATGAATTGAGAGCAGGCTTCAAAGAATTGTGGTGTGTTCTTGCACTAGATGGGGTACTTCTTGTTAAGTGGTCAGATAACCAGATCCCTTTTAAAGACGTTTTGAAACTTGTTGGCCACGATCCAATTTTAGGGGACAAGCGAGGGCATACAAGATGGTTTGTATTCATTAAACCTAATGACACTTATACATCAATGTCTAGTGTACTAAGTGATAAAGAGCTGAAAGAGCGGGGGATAAGCCATGATTGATGTAATCAAAGTCCTGCTGGTCATGTTCATCGTCACCGCGATGGTGTGGCTGGCGGCATATACGGTATTGACTGCGGTCAACGTTTTAAAAGATTGGTGGCGTAGCAAATGAAGCAAGAAGATGAAAGTAAACTTGGAAAGGTTAATGAACTTTTGGGTGAGGTCTATGGGCTATGTTTTGGGAAGATCACTAATGCTGAGTACGAAGTTACGAATAGCTATACGCGTGCTGGAAAAATTATTTTATTCGTTGATTCTGTTAAAAGCCGACCAATGACTTTGGATCGAGCATTTGAAGCACTGCGCAGGAATTTGCAAGCAATTAAAAATAACGTTACTTGTACTAAAAATGGAGCAAACATAGCTATTTTTTACAGTGACACGAGGATAGCAACGATTATAGAAGCTTTTGATACTAAAAGTAATGAAAAAACTCTGGCTGTTGATTTGGAAAAAGAAATTCTATCAGCTGATATCGTTGCCAAAATTGTAAATGCTATCAGTTCGTATAAAGAACTGTGGTTACAAGCAAAGGAGGACAAAAATGGCAGACAAAAGAGTGATGAAGCGTAAAGAAGGCTGCTATCTTTGTGGGACGTTGAACGCTTATCACAATGGACCTGGTTTAAGTCCAACAAGAAATTTTTCAAGAATAAAAAGGCCTCATATCGGTCTTAATGAATTTGATGGCAAGTGGTATTTGATAGCTGATGGGGTACCTTATCCAGTAAAGCATTTAATTGCGGGCGAAAGCTTGATGAAAACACCAAATTTACAGTTACGGATGGACTGCAATATTTTTAGGAGGTTTAGAAATGAACGATAAAGAAAAGAAACTAACAGAAGCACTAAAAGAGTATTTTGGCAGGGATGTTGGCGATGTTGAGGGTGAGCCTAACTTCATGGATTATTCTACGAAATTACCGGGTTTGGTGCATCCTATAAAGCGTATCGTGATCACTACGGTACCTTACAAACCAATTTTGAAGAAAGACGTAAAGAGTTGGTTGACCAGCTAGATAAGGATTTGAAAGAAATTGATGGCGACTTTAATGTGAAAATTAAAGGGGATAGGATTTACATTTATCTTTGTGCAGTTCGCTTATATGAATTATATGGCGAGGATAACATGGCTATTTATAGCGTTTATTTAAAAGTGGAGAAAATGGCCAAGGCTATGGAGGCTATTTCAGGCTTTTCATGGAATTTGAGGCAACTAAAGGAGCAATAAAAAAATGACTAGTGAATCAGTAACTTACTTAAAAAATATCTTAGCTGTCCAAAATATTAGCGGTCTTATTACTTCTGAGGGCTATGACTTAATCGATCAAGAAAAGTTAGTAACTAATCACAATCAGGCTAAGATTTTAGCTCGATTGGTTAAAGAGGTAGGTACTAATAATTACAACGCCGGTTACGCTGAGGGGAGAGCTGAACAAGCGTTTGAAGACGGTAAAAAAATGGCTGAGTTTATGAAAGGAGCGTCACAAGGTGAATGACTTAGTAATCATGAAAAGCCAGAAGGCTTTGACAACTAGCTTGAAAGTAGCTGCTACTTTTAGTAAAGAGCATAAAAATGTGCTTCAAAGTATTAGAAATCTCACTGCTGAAAATTCAGCAGTGAAAAAGATGTTTGCTGAAAGCACTTATGTTAATGATCGGGGGCAAGAACAGCCAATGTACTACATGAACCGTGACGGGTTCACCTTGCTTGCAATGGGCTTTACCGGCAGGGATGCAATGAAGTTCAAGCTTGAATACATTGAAGCCTTTAATCGAATGGACGAATTAATTAGAAATGAAGACAACTTACCGCAAACGCCGGAAGAGCAATTACAACTAACTATGGTGGTTGCTAATCGCCTTGTTAAGAGAATGGGCAAGGTTGAAGCCCGTGTTGACCATATTGAGAAAACAAGTGAATTAAGTGAAGTTCAACGCTACCAGCTGCTTCAAGCAAGAAAAAAGAAGGTAATTGAAGCCATTGGCGGTGTAAATAGCAATTATTACAAAGAAACTAAGGCTAGAAAAGTATTTAATGCGTTTGGTAGAGATTTCAAAAAAGAGTTTCAAATTCCAAGGTATGACAGTTTAGAAAAGCAATACTTTGAAAAAGCTATGGAATTTACTCACAATTGGTATCCTGATTTTGTCCTTCAACGTGAAATTCAAAATTCCAACGCACAAACTAGCTTAAAAATTTGATAAGAGGTGAATTGATGTTAGACATTGAAGTAGGAGAAACAATCACAGACGGCTTTAAAACTTATGTGATGGGACATGACTTAAATTTGCATTTTGTCAGTTATGGCAACCATGCAACTCATCACGTAAGCGAGGATGCTTTAAAAATCATTTTGAAAACGCAGGAGTAAAGGATGCAACGAGTTAGAAGGGTGAGACGGGAACCAGGTCCCGAACATAGGATTCAAAACGCAATTATTGCCACCTTAAATTGGCGGCGATGCGCTGTCATTAGGCTAAATGCTGGTGCTATTCCTACAAGGAATGGTCATCTTTTCAGGGGGGTTAAGCCTGGAACTCCTGACTTAATCGGGTACCGTTTAAAAGATAAGCAAGTATTTTTTATTGAAGTTAAGGCGCCAAAAGGACGAATTAGTCAAATGCAACAAATGTACCATCTTGATTTAATGCATAAGCATGTAATCCACGGTATAGCTAGATCGGTTGAGGACGCTGTAAAGATCGTCAATGAAGGCTTAATCGGCTATGGTTATCCAGATTACAAGGAAGTATGAAGAGAATAGGGGAAACAATGTATTTTAAATTAATTATGCTGGTAGTTGCTATATATGCTTGTGGCTTAACAGCTTTTAGCCTTGGTATAGTTCTAGCAAGTAAAAGAAAAACTTGGAATTTAAAGCTAGCTCAATCATTTGGAATTATCTGTTTGGGCGTTATTAGCAACCTATTTATTCTATGGATGCCGCATTGTAACTGGTTTAATGCGTTTCTTGGAATAGTATTTATAATCTTGCCAGTTCTAGTATGTTGGTCAATATTGGTATTAGTTCCAGACTCACGGGAAGCCTGGTAATGGCGTTTTTAAAGATTAAAGAAGCTTGTGCTGCTAAAAATATTACTTTAAAGGATTTATCTAAGTTAAGTGGTATTAGTGAGAGATCACTTGAATGGTACGTCAAGCAACAAAGAGAGCCTTCGTTAAGTAGGGTTGAGAAATTAGCAAAAGTATTAGAAGTTTCACCAGCGTGGCTGGTTTCATGGGAGTGAAGATTGTGAGTTTAGCAGGTCTGAATTTTGATAAAGAAAAAACAATTAGCAAGGCAAAGAATTTTCTTGAAAATGATTTTCCAGACATTATGAATTATTCAGGTCTGCCGGTAACTTACTTATCTAGTCCACTTCTCGACCCTACGGGTGTTCACGGCGGCGGTAATGTAAACCATCAGCCCGATCAATTTTTAAAAGCTATCGAGCAACAAGACAAGTACGATGCAATTGTTAAGGACTGTGAAAATGCTACCCGTGCTGTGGTTGAAGCTATGAGCAGTTGTCCTGATACCGAACGGGATCCGTACCGCAAAATTTTGGTTAGAAGATACGTTAAAAACGATTTTGCACAATGGATTTATAACGATATGAATTATTCTCCAAGAACGTACGGACGTAAAAGGGACGAAGCACTTTATATATTCGCTCAACACCTAGAGCGGTACCGCAAGAAGTACAATGCTGAAAGGCTAATTCCCGTGTTGATGGTGCATGGATGACCTATTTTTGACCAATAAACGCCAATTTTTGACCGATAAATGACCAACTTTTGACCGAAAAACGCCAATTTTTGACGCATTTTTGACCAACACTTGACCATTAAAGCGGGTTATATTAGTAGAGTCGAAAGATTAGGAAAGAGATCTGATCTTTCGATGTTGCTCGTTAATTTAACTTGTTAGTCAATTATTACGAGTCATTAATAAACTCTTGTTTTTACTATAAATATGGGTTGTGCAAAAGGTGCAACCCTATCTCCTACAAGCCTAGTGTAACGGCAACACGCCAGTCTCCAAAACTGGTTATGAAGGTTCGAATCCTTCGGCTTGTGTAGTCTGCGAAGACGTGTAAATCCACCGAGCGGTCTGAGCTTATTAAACATTGTTCTAGTCCTGATAAGCTCGAAGGCAAGTTTGAAGAGGCTTGCCTTTTATGGGCAGATAGGTAGTCTGCTCACCGTTAAGTTGATACTTGTTATTAATTTAGATTCCTCCCAGAATTTAGGTGAGTAGCATAGGTTCAATACCTGTGGTGCCCGTTGAGTAATCTGGTGCGTAAAATAAGCAACTTATTTCACAACACATTCAATTGAATTGGTTACGAAGTGCACCCGTGTTGGTTCGAATCCAACATTACTCGTTGTAGTCAGCGATGATGGGCTACTAGAATCCAAAAAATTCAGGATCACGTTAATTGCAGTAGCTGCTAAGCTATTGCTTTTTGTTTTTAGGGGGGGAAAATTATGAACAAAATTTTAACTTTTGCCGCTGGTGTGGTTATCGGTGTAGTTTACAAGGACACCATTTTACAAGTAGCAAAGCAAGTAGAAGCCGCAAAGGATGCTAAGTTTGATAAGAAACTTGAAGACAAGCTGGCAAAGCACTTTAAAGATGTAGGCGAACAAGCCAAGGAAGAACTAGATAAGAAAGTTCCTGGTGCGTTTGACCCAAGTAATCTGGATGGCCTGTACTAATGACACCTACACGGTACTTTGAGTTATGTCAAAGACATAGCCGTTTAGTTAAGGCAAGAAAAATTGTTAAGTACTGCAAAACTAATACAGTTGCTAACATCAAGCAGAAGATTCTATTTAAGCAAGAAACGGGCTTTATGCCGCAAGATTACTTAGATAGATTTGGTAAGAAAAGTTAGGAAATGAAAAATAACGAAGAAGCACCTATGACAGATTCACTTTTTATTAGAATTGCTAAAGGGAAAATTGCAGATTACCTTTTAGAAGTTGGATTAAATGCTGATCTTTCAAAAAGTGAATTAATGGCAAAAATCCAGATGACTTGGTACAGCTATATAGCTCGTAATTATAAGGCTATGTTCTGTATCCATGATTTTAAGGGCAAAGATGAAGCAAAACTTTCTAATCGCTATTTTGAAGTAACTTATATTACTAAAGATGATGAGTTTGTAGCTGATGAATATTTGCAGTTTGTTCCAACAACGGTAAAGGAAGTTTAAGGGAATGCAAAAATGAATAGAAAGAAAGTAACTTACGTGGTAACTAAAGATAAGAACGGTAAGGTTATTAGTATTAAATCTGTTCCTGTTCCATCATTATTAGATAGAGTGCAACGCTCGTGTGAAGAACGTTTCTCATCGTTTTTGTTAGCAGTTATTGTTGTGTTCATATGTTTAATGACGATTATGTTAGTGCTTAAAAGTTTAGGAGGCTAAATCATGCAAGTAGAAGCTAAATCAATTGATGAAATTAAGCCCTATGAAAATAACCCACGTGACAACGATGACGCGGTTGACGCTGTAGCAAATTCAATTAAAGAATTTGGCTGGCAACAGCCTATCGTTGTGGACAATGAGGGAGTAATTATAGCAGGCCACACACGCTTACGTTGAAAAGAAAATTGCTGAAAAATTAGGCTTGGTTAGTGTAAGCACAAGGTCTAATAATATCGGTGGGAAAGAATACTCCACTAAAATGTTTTTAGTAGACAGGGATGTTTACGAAAAGGCTGGTTACAATCACGGTAAAAAGCTTAATATTAACGGCAAGTTAGTTCAAGATAAGTATGTATTTTCATTTTAAGGGGTATTAAAAATGTTTGATGAAAAAGAATTCGATTTATTGCAAAAGGTTTGTGAATTAGGTACAAAAGGCTTAGAACTATCCGAACAAAGTTTAAAGAAGCAAATTGATTTAGTTGGTGATGATCTTAAAAGATCAGCTAATAAAAGCTATCTTAGTTCTGACGATTTAGAAAACGCTGCTAGAAGATTAAATGATTTAGCTTCGCAGATTAAGCAATTAAAGTTAATGCAAAACCAAGCAGGGAACTTTGAAGCTTATAAGAAGCAACAGCTTAAAAAAATAAGAAAGAAAAAAGAATTGACAAATTAAGAAAGTTGTTTATTGAACTGGTTAGTAAATCAGTTCTTTTATTTTGCCTAAAAAGGTGGTGATTTCAGTTTGGCAAAAGCTACAAAAGATAAGGGTGGTAGACCCGAAGTAATAACAGAACAAAAATTAAATCAGTTTCAAACGTTTATTATTGCTGGCTGTAGTCTTAAAGAAGCTTGTGAACAAATTGAAATCTCTACAAATACGTGGCGTCGATATATGAAGAGACATCCAAGTTATGTCGCTAAGTTTGCTAGGTGGAAAAAGGAACTTGAAGCACGGGCAAAATTGAATATTGCCATGAAGATCACTAACGAAAAAGATACCGAAGCAAGTGTTTATTACCTTGAACGACAGACTAAGTTAAGAGATCAAGCGGCAAGAACCAGTTTAAATCGTGCTAAAGCCCAACAAACTCGTTTGCAAAACAAGTTGTTAAAGAAACAACTTGAACAGATTGATACCACTGCAAGTAAGGCAAGAGATAGCATGAGCAAGTTAGACATGGATACCTTAAAGCGTTTAGCAAATTTAGACCAAGGAGTTGATATCAGTGGAATTGACTAATGAACAAAGGCAAGGTATAGCGTTAGCGGCTAGGGAAGAACTAGCACGCAGAAGCTACGCCTATTATTTTTTATTGGCTAATTCTGATATTAACGCCAAGCTTTATGATTACATCGAGTATATTTGTGGCAAGCTTCAAGAAATAATTGATGGTAAGCAGAAACATTTGATACTGGAATTTCCACCACAACACGGAAAAAGTATGTGTGTGACTGAGACTTTCGCCAGCTATTACCTGATGAAATACCCTGAAAATCAGGTAATGGTAACGTCATATGGTGAAGACATGTATACAAGGTTTGCCCGTAAGGAAAGATAGCATTTTACTGATTGGGCTAACCGACTATTCGGCTTAACCATCGGTAAAAATAGTTCTAACGATTTTACTGTTGCGGGACACCGTGGCGAAGCGTATTTCACTTCAATTCAAGGTGGTGGTACTGGACGACCAGCCGACTTGCTAATCATTGATGACCCTATCAAAGACGCAAAAGAGGCACAATCGCCTACAGTAAGGGAAAATATTTGGCAAGAATGGACTTCAACATTTTCAACCCGTCTATCTGCTAACGCTTCTATTATCGTAATTATGACTAGGTGGAGCACCGACGATTTAGCTGGCAGACTGCTAGACAAAATGGACTTTGACTGGGAAGAAATTAAGTTTCCTGCTATTGCTTATGATTTACCAAGCGGTCAAACTGATGCTATAGGCAGACATAATGGCGAAGCCTTAAACCCAGAAAAGCACCCGATTAAGCAATTGTTAACCCAGAAGAGTAATTTAGGTACTCAAAAATTTAATGCTATGTATCAACAAGCGCCAACGGTTCAAGAGGGTAACATTATTAAGCGTGAATGGATTAAGTTCTATGTCCCTGATCGTGAGACGATGGTACGGCTTCACTTAACGGAGAAAGAAGTCAAGATTCTGCCACGACACTTGCAGCAGACTATCCAAGCATGGGATGCAACATTTAAATCTAAAGAAAATGACGACTACGTAGCAGGTCAAACATGGTCAAGACGTGATGCAGAGGTGTTTTTACGTCCAGGCTGGTGCCACAAGCGGTTAAGCTTTACACAAACGCTAGACGCTATTAAGTACCAATCAACCATTTACCCGGAATCAACATCAAAGTTGGTTGAAGACAAGGCAAACGGTCCCGCAATTCTTGATACTTTGAAGAAGAAAATACCGGGAATTATGCCAGTATCGCCAGGTGCCGACAGCAAAGAAGCACGTTTTGCTTCTGTGTCACCGTATTTTGAAGCAGGTCAGGTATACATACCGCACCCTAAATGGAAACCCGAATCAGAAGAATTGATTGAGGAATGGTGTGGGTTCCCTAACATGCCGCACGATGACCAAGTTGACTCTGCTACTTATGCAATTAAGTACCTAATGAGAAACAAGCGGAAAATATCACTCGGCTTTATTTAGAAAGGAGGTCATTAATTGTTTGGTTTTGGCAAAAAGAAAAAGCCAGCACAAATTACAATTGGCGCCGACTTTATGGATTATGAAAGTAAAGGCGTAACACCCAGCAGATTCGGTGATACGTCTTCTTTTATTTCAACAAGGTATTTAGATAGAAAATACAACTATAAACAAGCTGACTATCTGTTTAAGTCTAATGCTTTAGCTAACCGAATCGCCCGTTTACCAGCTGAAACAGCAACTCGAAACGGCTGGCGGATAGTGATTAATAACAACGACGAAAAACAAGTAGTCTATCAAACAGCTTTAGATGCATTATTGCCTAAAGAAAAGATTGCTAGTGAAATTATTTATAGAAATATCATTGGAGATGCGTATTTAAACGTCAATGTTGATGAAAAACACCGAACTAGCTTAGAACAGCCGTTAGACCCGCACAACATTTTAAAAGTCAATTCAATCAATGCTTTTAGTCAAATGCATGTCAAAGCTAACCAGATTTGTAACGATCCAACGCTAGAAAACTTTGGCAAAGAAGAAAAACTGGTACTTGAAGGCTTGTCCGATGGCTCAGATGATAATTCAAAAGAGCCTGAAAGTATCACAATTGACAGTAGCCGCTATAGACACATTTCGCTGGACAAGATGGAAGACGATGCAACGGGTACATCTTTGCTAATGCGGTGCTACGACCAGATTAAAACCCTTGATACTGGTTTGTACTCAACCGGTAAGATGCTTTACGAGTACAACATGAAAGTTTGGAAAAACGACGCCTATTTTGATCTGTCTGAGGATGACCGGCGCAAAACTGATCACAGAATGAGTCGCGGTATGAGCACCGAATCGTTGGTAGTTGTTGGACATGACGACGACCTAGAAAAAGTTTCAAATAAGCCGGGCGGCATTGATTCACTATTTAGTTTTGCTTGGCAACAACTTAGTACCGCAACTGGGATTCCTAAATCGATTTTGATGGGTGAACAGGCCGGTACATTGGCTGGCGCTTCACAGGACGTAGTTAACTACTACGACAGTATCAGTTCTCTTCAAGAGCAGGTAATCAAGCCACAACTTGAATGGTTGGTTAAATTGCTGATGTGGTCCGAAAATGTGGGCGGCGGTTCAGAAGATCCGGACTCACTAGATTGGCACATTGAGTTCTATCCTTTGCGGAGACTAACCGACAGTGAAAAGATCGATAATCTCGGTAAGCTTTCCACAGCGTTATCCACAGCAATTAATGGTGGCTTTCTTACTACTGATGAAGCCCACGATATTTTGCTTCAACAAACTACTAACGAAGCGATTCCAATTCAGTTAACTGGCGATAGTGCCGATGATGACATTACCGACCAAGATAGAAAATCTTTTGCCAAAGAAAAGGCTAAGATTGAAAAACATCTCACAGGAGCAAAAGACCATGGCAAGAAGACGTAAAACAATTCCAAAGACAAGATACCCCATGAACTTGGAAAAATCGTATCTGGGGGCTTTAAAGCGTCTTGTCTTGTCATGGAAAAAAACAGCGCAATGGTACTCCGATTATTATTTGAAGAATTACATGTTAGGCGGAGCGTTGTCGATTGATTCAAATGATGATGATGAAAATGACCCTCACAAAATAGAGCGGTTGTCCGCTTTGATTGCGTTGATGGTATTGGCTATAAAGAATTCTAATAGTAAACAGGAACTTGAAAATGTTGCAACTCAATTTGTACTGTCAGTAAATAGTTTTTCTTATAGCAACGTCAATTCGCAGGCTAGGGCAATTTCATCACAAGCAATTGAAAGCAACCCGACTATTCAAGCGTTTATCAAGGCAAAGATTAAGGAAAACACCTCGTACATCACTTCAATGCGGGATAAGTACGTCGCCCAATTGCAAAGCGACATTTACCGCACAATTAGTGATGGTAAGGGTGCTACGGAATTAACCAACGCAATTGTTAAGCGCACGAATATGTCATATAACCACGCTCGGTTAATTGCTAACGATCAAACAGGCAGTATTTTAGCCGAGTTGAATAAATACCGCGCCACACATGCGGGCTTTGAAAAATATCTATGGCAATCCATGGAGGATGGACGGGTTAGACCTAAACACCAAATACTAGATCAACAAGTTTTTAGATACGATGATCCAGATGGCGGTGACGATGGACAGCTTCCAGGTGAGCCGATTAATTGCCGTTGTGTTGCGATGCCAGTAATAGATGATTAGCACTCATGAAGGGTGCTTTTTTTATGCAGAAAGGAGCCAGAAATATGGCAGATAATACACCAACAAGTACACCAGCAGGTAGTACAAGCAAGCCCTTAACGGGTTCACTTTTAAATAGTGCTACCAAGCCGGTTATTGATAAGCCAACCAGTTCACCGGTTATGAAGCCGGTTGAACCAGCAAAGGACCCTAAAGGAATGTTTGATTGGTCTGACGCTAAGCCTTACGTGATTGGTAAAGATGAAAGTTTGTTTGATGTCGCTCAAAAGTTCTCTGTAGCTTTACAGCAACTTAGATACTTCAACCACATCAACAAAGCAACGATGAAGGTTAAAGAAGGTCAAACAATTTACATTCCTAACAAACCGGTTGAAGTTCCTTACGGTGCATAGCTTATGGGCGCAATTAGGTATGAAACTACTACGCCAATCGATAAATTTACTATCGATCCAATAACGGGGTTTCTGCACGTCAAGAATGTGCCAATCACATGTGAGGGCGTACGACCATACCGTCAATTCGATGGGCAACGAATTCAAGAAGCTAAGACACCAGAGGAATTGTTCTCAGCTGCTACGGTTGATTCAGCCAATAACAAACCAGTTACTGACGACCACCCAACCGACGCAAACGGCAACACAATCATGGTTAACTGTGATAATTCCCAGCGATTTATGAAGGGCTTTATGTCCGATCATGCCCGTGTTGATAAAGCAACCAAGACTATCAGAAATGATTTGACCATAACTGATAGTGACTTAATCAACAAAATCAGGCACGGCAAGCAAGAATTATCAATTGGTTTTCAAATGCAGCTTGATCCAACTAAAGGTGAACTTAATGGGCAAGCCTACGATGCTAAGCAAACCAATATCAGAATTAATCATGTTGCGATTGTAGACCGTGGTCGCGCTGGTCACTCGGTAAGGCTAACGGCTGATAGTGCAGAAGAAATTCCTGAAGATAACGAAAAAAAGAAAGGTGAAAAGATGGACTTTACAAAAGTACATACCAAGCAAGGTGATATTAGCGTTGCTGTTGAAGATGCCGACAAGTTAACGAAGCTTGTTGGTGACGCTGACGACAGCAACAGCAAATTAGAAAAGCTTATTGCGGAGCGTGACAAACTTAATTCCCAAATTAAGGAGTTACAAGGCTCTGGCGATAAGAACAAAAAGGAAGCCGCCGACGCTAAGAAGAAGGCTGATGAAGCTAACTCACGCGCCGACAGCGCAGAAGAAGAAAATAAGAAACTCAAGTCACAACTTGCAGGGGATGCATTCGAAGACAGAATCAACAAGACCTTAGCATTCCGTGAAAGAGCTAAGAAAGTTGTTGGTGACAGCTATGACTTTGCCGGTAAGAGCGAACGTGAAGTCGAAGAAGCCGCTCTTAATAAAAATTTAGGCGAACACGATTATTCAGATAAAAGTGACGACTTTGTAAGTGGTCTTTATGAAGGCCTATTTAGTACTAATGCTGGTGGCGTAAGTTATGGCCGTACTGCTGGCGATTCGAACGAAAAGACTGCCGTAGAGAAAGCACTTGAAGCACGTCAAAACTTATACGAAGGAGGTAACGAATAATGCCATTACCAGTTGGACAACTTTATCAAAAGAAAGAATTAGGTAACGGAACTATCGGTTCTTTAAAAGATTATTCAATTTATACCGTTACCGCTGCTACTAATATCGATTATGGTGTTGCCCTTGATATTCAAGACAATCAAGCCGTAGTAGCAACTAAGGCACCTATCTATGCAATTTCGGTTAAGCGCGCTTACGTAATTGGTCATAGTTACGATGACATCGAAAATGACCACTGGCTTAAAGGTGAAAAGATTGGCGCTTTACGCCGTGGTAGCGTGTCAGTTCCAATTACTGAAGACGTTGACCGCTTAGATCAAGCAACTATTAATGCTGATGGTACTTTTAGACCAGCTAAGCCAGGTGAGCCCGTTGTTGGTCGCTTTATCACTGCAGGCGATGCTAATGGTACCGCAATCGTAGATGTCAACTTAACTGACATGGGTACTACTGGCACAGGCGCCACGGTAGACAAGCCATCAACACCAACAACTGATCCAAGTACTACTAATCAATCAGCCGGCACATCATCAACTACCGGTACCGATAAGAAGGGGGATAAATAATGCCAAAAGCAGGATTTAATACGGGAACTGCCTATAGTGAACTTTTCAACGTTGTTGATCCGGTTGTTTTACAACCAAAACGAGAAGAACTTCAAGGCAGAACAATGTTCCAGCTAAAACCGCTTCCCGATCCATGGGCACTTACTTACGAATGGGCATGGAAAGAAATTATGGGCCAAGCATCAGACTACACCGACCGTGCAACAGACATCACTACCACTGATGTAACTTACCACAGGGAAGTAGGCTATGTTGCAGAGAAGGCAGCTGGATTCGAATATTCACAAGCTGATTTAGAGCGTTCACACACCGGCGGTAGAAATATCGATATTATTACCGACCGTGCAACCGCTACTCATGACGCGTTAGCAAACTGGGAGGACGCTTTAATTTTCAACGGTAACGGCGATTCACAAAGACCTATCTACGGTTTAACTACTGATGCTGAGACCGCAGGTTATCAAGCTTTAGATGATCCAAGCGTAACCTTGCAAAAGGTAGTAGACCCTAACAACAAGGACGCATTTAGTGATGCTTACAAGATTATCAATTACTTCATGGATGCCGCTTCAAAGATTACTTTGTTGCCTGGCTACCACAACGTTAAGCCTTACTTAGCTTTGCCACCAAAGGAGTACGAATTATTAACCCGTCCGTTGGTTAACCAATACAATCCAGACAAGACTTTATGGAACATGATCCAACGTAACGGAGCTAACAGCGATGGTGTATTTGCTGGAATTAAACCTGTTACCGAGCTTGAAGCTAAGTATTGGAACAATGAAAAGGGACAAGCAGGTAAAAAGAATATGGGTATTGTTTACCTTGATACTCCTGATGTTGCACAAATTGTTATTGCAATGGAACCACGCCGTTACGGCACAGCCATTCCATCCGCTGACAACGGATTAAGCTACAAACAAATGTACATGGAACGTTCAGGCGGCTTGTCAGTTAAGTTCCCAGCCGCAATTGTTCAGTTAACCGGCTTGAATGATGGTTCTGAAACATGGGCAGAAGCTAAGACAAAGGCTAAGTAGTATGAATGACACAACTACCACAGTAGGGCTGATTAAAAAGCTTGATACTGCAGGTATGACCGATGACGTACCCGATGAATCACTAGAAGCGTTGATTGAAAACGCCCGAATGATTGCTATTTCTGACGGGTTTCCTAAAGTAAAAAAGCTTCATGGTGCGGAAATGCCAGCCCTTGAGTTGGCTACCCGTGCCATGACACTACACCTTTTAGCAACGCAAGACGGGGCAGGTAGCGGAATGACTTTCGAAAAAGTCGATGTTTTGGAAAACCACTATGCTGATACCAGCCGCTTGAAGTGGTTACAACGCTCTCCATGGGGACAGCTCTATTGGAGGCTGTACCAAGATTATGTCGGCAATCCCGTAAAAATTAGAATAATCGAACACTGATGAAAATTGAAGGTTATAACCGTATTCCAGAAGTAACTAAGGAACTTGACTACTTAAAAACGCATCAGGTTGTAATTGGTTTTTTTGGAAAACGTGAAAGTAGATTACTAACAATCGTTGGGGCTAACGAATTTGGAGCCACAATCAAGCCTAAAAATGGCGAGTGGCTATGGATTCCTACTAAAGACTGTCCTAAAGGAAAAGGCCCGAAAGATATTGAAGGCTTGTTTATTCCTAAAGGGCACCGAGTAGCATGCGTTAACGATCACGGCAAGTTAGTGGCATATTTCTATCTTAGTAAGCTTGTTCAAATACCAGCCCGCCCGTTTATTCGGCAGGCTTATTTAGCTAACAAAAGGAAGTACACACAATTAGTGCGGAGATATATTGCAAAAGTTCTAGCAGGTGAAGCAACGGGTAAGCAGCTACTTAGCCGGCTAGGCGTTGCATGTACTGCCGACATCGCTATGTCATCAATTAAGTTGAAGCACCCAAAGAACCGACCAGCGACTATCGAGCGTAAAGGCTCAGACAATCCGTTGGTCGATACGGGTGAGCTTCAAAGACAAGTAAAGTTCATGATAGTTTCGATTTAGAAAGGGGGTTTGATCTAATGCACAAAATGAATCCGGCAAGAATGATTCACAAGTACGGTGTAGACATTAAAGTTTGGAGTTCGGGGCAATTCTATAAACCCCGCTATCGTGGCGCACCTACTGATGCCCCTGATTATTCCCAATTAAGCGATGATGATGCTGAAAAGCTTCATGAGCCAGTTTTACCAATGTCAAGTCACCTTGCACAACTCTTCGCCCAGTTAGACGGCGGCGGAGAAGTGCAAGGCGATTTACTTTGGTTATCAATTAATAAATATCCAATTGAAAGTGTGGTCAATGTTCCGACACAAGGCGGCTACTACAAAGTTACTAGTCGATCATCTTATGAAGGTTATACGAATCCACACTTTTTTGAGTACCAATTGAAGGGAGTAAATCAGGATGACACAAACCCAAATGCCACCAATGATGGACAACTACCTAGTGATATACCAACTTATCCAGGTAGTTAATCAAAAATATCATTGCGGTGTATATCCGCAAATGAATGCCGGTTTGCGTAGCAATTACCCGTTTATTACTTATGACTGGGTAGACCCTGGAAGTGACGTTACTTTAGACGAAACTGATGTCATGGAAGTAAGACTTCAAATTGATGTGCAAGCAACCGACATGTATGAAGCTTTGAATACGGCCAATGATTTACGCAAGACATTAGCGCACAGTTACGGATATAGAGGATTTTTTAAACAAGCACATGTGATTCCACATAACGTATCAGGAACAAGCTCTCGAAATTTCTATAATGGCACGCAATTACCCGTTTATAGATTTGGTTTCGATTGCTCGTTTTCTATTTACCGTGCTGGAACTATCTATAAACCGGAAGACCTTAACTTTGAATTTAATGAAACAACGATTGAATCAATTAAGGCTATGAATCAAATGACAGGAAAAGAAATAAACGTAAGAAAGGAAGAACTTTAATGCCAACATTAACCACGGTCGCCCCTTACGACCGCCCTATGGATGTGAACGTCATTATGACTGTCCTACATCCCCAACCAATTAAGGGGCTAGGTAATATTTTGCTGTTAAATGCTACTACTGCAGCTGCTAACGGTGATTCAGCTGGCAAAGACGACAAGGGCGCACAAAAGACACCAGCTCAAACTTTGCCAGATACTTTGTCAAACACCGACCGCTTGAATGGTTTGCTTTTACGTAAGACTGACCCAGCTACTGGGGCAATTTACCGTGAATATAAGAACCTTGATGCGGTGGCAGTTGACTACAAAGAAGATTCGGCTGTTTACAAAAAGGCTACAGCCTACTTTGCTCAGCCAAAGCACTCAGACCGCTTAGCCGTCTTAGATTATGACAAGTCAAAGGCTTACGATAGTTTGAAGGCTTTCTGGTACTTCAACTGGACTTTTGGCGTATGTGTAGACAACACAATTGACGATTCAACCGTTCAATTGTCAAACATCTTTGAAGTAAACAAAGATCACTTCTTAGTTCTCCAAACTGAAGATTTGTCCAAGTTTACCCAAATGATGGGGCAAAACTACACTATCGGCTTGAAGCACGATTTGAATGAGCCAATGGACGCCGCTTTTGTCGGTGGCATTGCTCTTAACGATGTTGGCTCAATTACTTGGAAGTTTAAGCAACTTGAAGGCATTACGCCTGAAAACTTAACTAGTCAAGAATTGGCTGGTATTAACAATATTCATGCTATTGCCTATGAAGAAATGATGGGCAAAGGTCAAACCTCAGAGGGAACTACCTTATCAGGTGAATATATTGACTTGCTTCACGGTGTGATGTGGGTTCAAACCGAATGTCAAAGCCGCTTGCAGAAGCTTTTGCAAGATAACGGCAAGATTCCATATGAAGCTCAAGGCATTGCCATGATTCGTGCAGTCTTAACACAAGTTTTGAATGAAGCGTACGACAAGGGCATCATCATGACTGACGACACTACTGGTCGCCCAATGTTCAGCGTTACTACCACTCCACGTAGTCAGCAATCACGCCAACACTTGTCAGACAGATTCTATGACGGCGCTAGCTTTGAATACCATGCTTCAAGCGCTATTCATACTATTACCGTTAATGGCGTTGTCGATTCAGACACTATCATGGCTGCTTAATTAGAAAGGGGAGTTTAAATGCCTTCAAAGATTAAAACATCTAAAATGCGTGAATATGATGCCAATGACTGCACCATTATGATCAATGACAAATTGATGTATGGATTTTCAGAAAACAGCATGTTTACGGTTACTGATAAAACTGATGCAAATACGTACAAGATTGATCCACAAGGATCAGCTACTAAATCGCACAATAACAAGACTATGGCGGGCTTTACATTGCCATTAGATGAAACATCTCCTTGCAATGCCTATCTTTTAGACTTGTTTAACAAGGATGAATTTTTCACAGTTGACATCATTGACTCAACATCACACATTTCTTGTCATTATGCATCAATTGACAAGATTCCAGATAAGCAAGGCGGCGCACAAGCTGGTGACCGTAATTGGCCTATTACAATGCTTAACAAGGAAGAAACTTCGAACATGACCTATAGCGATTAATTCGAAGGTTTCAAGAGACTTTCATGAAATCAAATTAACTTAAAGGAGACTTAATAATGAGTGAAGAAATCAATAACGCAAAGCTTGCCGAAAAGGCGCACGAAGAACAAATGAAGATTAAGGAAGAAGCGGAATCAAGTAAGGTCACGCCTTTGACTGCTCTTTCTAAGACCGTAACCATTCGGGAAGATACTGATCAAGAATACCAGTTAAAGCTTCAATTCCCTGGAGTTGAAGAAGCAACCGAAATTCTGGAAAATTCCCGCAACCCGTTCGGCGCAATTAATCGTCCGGAATTGCTGAGAGAAAGCTTGAAGCACGTGATTATTCAACCAAAGATTAAGTCAATTAAGTGGTGGAACGATCATGAAGGTCTTTATGAAGCCGCCGAAGCTGTTTTGAATTTTCTTACTGAAAAACTCTAGACAGAAACTAGGTAATAGAGAAATTGAAAGACAAGCCGATTATGTTGAACTTCCTTTGCGTTTGATAATGCATGGAATTCCAGAACGGCTTGTTAAAAATGCAACACCAGATCAATTATTGATTATGGCAAAGGTAGTAGAACGGGACATAGAAACAACAAGTATTAGTCAGGCAAATCATATCGGTGAATTGTTTGGCGGTGGTGATAAATAGAGGTGATGCCTGTCAATTAAATTGATGGGTTTTTATTTTGCCTGAATTTTAAAGAAAGGAGCTGAAAACGTGGCCGATATCGAACATCTAGGGATTGGAATTAATACAAACGTTGAATACAATTCGCTAAAAGAAGCAGAGCAAACAACTAGAAAGTTTATTTCTGACCTCGGTGTTTTAGAAAAACGCTTTGATCGTTTAAAGGCTCCTGACTTTACCGAACAATTCAACAGAAACAGAAATTCCGTTGAAGAGACAAGTCGTACAGTTGCTGGCTTAAAAAAGCAACTAGGCGGCATGGCAACCACTAGTGGTCAAACCACCAGCGAAGTCAAAAAGCATTTAGAAGAAACAAAAACTTCAACTGACCGATTAATTGATGCAAACGTAAAATTAAAGTCCTCAATTGCTGGCGTCGGAGGTTCCGCTAAAACGATGGGCGGTTTATCTAATACCATTTGGAAGGCTGGCGTTTCTGCAAACACCGCTTCAGGTGGCTTCAATACGGCAAAAGATGCTGTTGAGAAGACAAATGGGACGCTAAAAAACAACAGATCAGCCAGCGACCGTGCAACTACGGGCTTTAATTTGCTTCATGATGCGGGTTCAAAATTAATTACCGTTGGAACAGGCATTGCGGCGGCAATGGTCCCAGTTGCGGCGGCTTTTAAGAATGCAAATGATGAAGCCACTAAGCTAGCTGATGAATACAACGTAATTAAGAACTTGCAGCAAACTGGTGGAGATAGTGCCGCTACTGCTAAGAAAAATACGGCGGCTATTAGACGTGAAAATGCTGATTTATCTACAAAATATGGCGTTGATCAAACTGAGTTGGCAAAGGGATCAGAAGAGCTAATTAGGCGTGGTTATTCCGGAAAACAAGATTTAGCCGCACACAAGTATTTCGTACAAGCTGCTAAAGCGACTAATGAGCATTATGATCAGATTGTTAATGCCGCCGCTCCTATGCTGGAACAGTTTGGCTATAAAAAGCGAGCTGGTAACAGTACTAAGAAGATGGCACGTTACACACGGGAAGTTTTAAATAAAGCGGCTTATGTCGGTGACATGACATCTGGTCAAGTTGGTGGTGAAGACGGTTTTGGCAATTCTTTTAAAATGTCCGGTTCAATTCTTCACCAAACTGGTCAATCACTTTCGTCATCATTGGCTGTACTTGGTACTTTGTCAAACTTCGGTGAAGAAGGTACCTCTGCTGGTACTGGTGTAAGGCAAATTGTCTCGAGTTTAATTGGTGCTTCGAAGAGCAAGACAAAGACTGCAGCACTAAAGGATTTAGGATTATCACCTGCTGACTTCTTTACTAAGTCGGGTAACTTAAAACAATTACCTACGGTCTTTAACATGCTTAATAAGGCAACTCAGGGCAAAAAGTCTGATCGAGTTACCGGCGATTTTAAGCAGTTATTTGGTCAAACCGGCTTTAACGATGCCTTAATTTTAACTAAAAATAACCGTGATATTGCTAATAACGTTAAGGATGCTAACAGGGCCGATAGTACAAATTACATTACTAACTTATCTAATAAAAATATGAAGTCACTAAAAAACCAAATGGAAGTGACACGACAGCTTTTAAAGCAAGTTGGAATGCAATTTGCTCAACAAATAGCACCCGGCTTAGCTAATATGCTTAGATTAGTTAACAAGGTTTTGCAAGCTATCAAGAAATGGCCCGCACCTGTTAAAAAGACCCTGGGCTATATCACCGCTATTACTGGAGCGCTAAGTACTGGTTCTATTGCCAAAAGATTAGTTGGCAATGTGCTTGGAATCGGCGGCAAAACTGTAGCCAAAACAGCGGCAAAGGGCGCTGGTGAATCGGCTAGCCCGTCTCTTTTAGGCGGAACAGGTTCACTTATTGGCAAAGTTAGCTCCAATTTGATTGGCGGCAAATTTGCAAAAACTGGATTAGGTCAAAAAACTGCAGGTCTTTTAGGCGGTACGGCAAGTAAAGGAGCTTCCGCCCTTGCTGTTGGCGGTATCGCCCTTAACTCCGGTATTGATCTTTATAAAGCAATTACCACAAAGAACCCTAAAAAGAAGTTTGAAAATTACGGTAAATCTATAGGTTCCGCAATCGGTGGCGGTGTCGGACTATATCTCGGTGGTCCAGCTGGTGCGGCTATTGGCTCTACTTTAGGGCAAGTAGCCGGCAAATGGGCTGGCGACATGGCTCGCAGATTTAGTAAGACTAAGTTTGGTAAATCTGTCGGTAAAACCTTCAAGCAAGCCGCATGGTCGATTAAAACTACATGGCATGATGCTGGGATAAGTAAGATGATCAGTGGCACTGTCAAAAGTGTAAAAAGATCGTTTGGCAGTATGACCCGTGATATTGGGCGGGATTGGCGTGACCTTAACCGCAATAAAGACTTTAGGAACTTCAAAAACTTCTTAAAATCCGGATTAATGGCAACGCTGAAGCTTGTCATTAAAGAGGGCAGCACCTTAATCAAAACAGGAATCGGTGTTGTTCGTGGGGCTGTAAAGATTGTAACGTCTAACATCAAGGGCATTGTCAAAATATCGTCTGGCGTTGTCAGAACAATATCTGATATTTTCCACGGAAAATGGGGCAAAGCTTGGAAAGATATGAAGGGCGTTGCTAAATCAGCCATTGATATGGTTACTGGCATGCTATCCGGTCTTAAAGATATATTTGAGTCTGTAATTGGTGGAATTGTTGGCACAGTTAAAAACGTTTGGGATTTTGTTTCCGGCAAAGATTGGAAAACCAAGAAGCCTGAAAATAGTACCAGCGTTGCAAGCGCCAATAAATCCGTTAAAAATATGCAGAACGGTGCTGGTGCTAGTCATCACGCATCAAAAGGCAAGAACTATAATTTCAACTATGCTAAAAACAATCGAACAATGGCAAAGCTCGCGGCCCACGCAAATGGTACGGCTTCGCTAGTTGGTGAAGCTGGTCCTGAATTAGCTTACAAGCCATATGCCAACCATGCTCGCTTGCTTGGTGCTAAGGGTCCGCAATTGGCAAATATCCAATCGGGCGAAAAAATCCTTAATGCACGTGATACCGCTAAAGTTATGAGTGGTGGTCTGGGCGCCGGTTTAAAGCTTAAAGGATATGCTAACGGCAATACTGGATTAGGCAAATCTACTAAGAAAGTAACTGACGATTATAAGCAGATAACTTCTAAGTCGTCCAAATCGCTTGACGAGCTCACCAAGAAGAGCAATTCAAGCTGGCGTAAGATTACAGGCACTACCACAAAACAAGCTGAGAAGAGCAGAAAAGGGGCAATAAACGAATATACCAACATGCGGACTGGTGTCCATAAACAAATGGACAAGATGCATGACGGTGTAGTTGATCTTGCTTCTACGACTGCAAAGGGCTTTGGTAAAGAACTGGGTCACATGAGCAAGTACGCCCATTCCGCAATGGGCGATACAATTGACCAGGTTAATTCTGGTATTAAGGGAATTGATCAAGTTCTCGGACAGTTTGGTGGTAACACGTCAGTCATCAAGCCAGTTAAGTTCGCTAAAGGTTCAAATGGGCGTTTGTCCCAAAATACCATGGCAATGGTCAATGATGCGACAATTGGACCAAGACAGGAAGCAATTATCAAAAATAGCGGTGATATTTGGATCCCAAGAGGGAATAACAGGATATTGCCACTTGAAAAAGGTGATTCTGTCCTCAATGGTTCTCAAACCCAAGAATTGGCAAATTATTGGGGATTACAGCGTTTTGCGAAAGGCTCTGGCGTAAGTCATAGCAGACTAAGAAAAATCGCTGAGACAGCTGGGAATAATCCTGCTAAGAGTTTTGCTGATATGTACACTTCAAAAATTAAGGCAAGTGGTACAGATTTACGACAAGGCTCTATTAATTTAGCTAGAAATTCATCAACTAAGTTAGGTAATCCATGGTCTAACGCAATGTGGACCGTCATTAACAACGCAATTGGTGGAGCTAATAGCAAGGGCGGAACCCGTGAGGGATTTTTAAAGTACGCTGAATCAACATTCAGTGGCGTCAAATACCAAATGGGCGCGGCAAGCAAGACACTATCCGACTGTTCGGGTATGGTCATGCAAGCTTTACGTCACTTTGGCG